CTAAAAAAACCACTAAATGAAAAATAACAATATGAAACTACAAGACAAAATCAACAACTACAAAAAAACACATAAAAACACATCTGAGCACGTTTTTAAGGACGGTACGCAATTAAAAGGGAAATTGCATACTTGGATAGATAATTGTTATTTAGATGCCGTAAATGAGTTTAAAACGCTTGGAACAAAAAATACTGCAAATTGGCTTGACAATTTGTTGAAGTGAAAATAAAATCATTAAATTTGTAACTGTTTCATAATTAATTAATTTTACCTCCTCAATATACTGAGACCCTGTTGGGGAGGTTTTTTAAAAATATGACAGATTATAAATGGATTGAACAGGTAGCGAAACATCACAAAGAATGGGTAGAAGTTATCTACAAACTTGGTGAAACAGATTATGCTGAGGATATAGTTCAAGAAAGTTATATGGCATTAATTAAATATGCCGATGAAAAAAAACTAATTGATGAAAATGGCAAGGTTCGAAAAGGATATATGTTTTTTACGTTACGTTCACTTTACTATCAATTTTATAATAAAAAGAAAAAAGTCAATAAAGTATCTTTTGATGAGCAGTGGGAAATATTCGACGATTCTAATTTAGAAGAGCAAGAGGCTTATAATGATATCTGTTTAATGATTGACAAAGAATTAGAAACGTGGCACTGGTACGATCGCAAACTGTTTAAAATTTATCGTGATTCAGATATGTCAATGAGGGATATCGCAAAAGAAACAAACATCAGTTTAATTTCTATATTCCACTCGATAAAAAACTATAAAGAAATATTGAACAGTAAGTTTGAAAAAGATTACAAAGATTATAAAAATTTATAATTATGGCAAGAGGTAGAAAACCAAAAGGATTAGGCGATACAATCGAAGCTATCACTGAAGCAACTGGAATTAAAGCAGTAGTAGAAGTATTTAGTAAAGCAACTGGAATTGATTGCGGATGTGATCAAAGAAAAGAAAAGCTGAATAAATTATTTCCTTATAATCAAAAAGTCAATTGTTTGAATGAAACTGACTATTCTAAATTAACAAAGTATTTAGACGCTTCGCAAACCACTTTAACGCCAGACGAACAAAAAGAAATATCTGATATTTATTTTAATGTGTTTAATTTTAGATTGCAAATCAGTTCTTGTGCAAGTTGCTGGAAAGGTAAACTTGATGAATTAAGGAAAATTTATAATGAATATAAAATAATTGATTAACCAAAACTTTTTTCGATGGCAGGTAAAGGGGGTAAAATAGAAGGTTCAGGGCGTAAACCAAAAGCAGATGAAGAAAAAGTAAATACTATTTTTTCAAACGCTTTAAAGACTTTTTATAAAGTTGATACAGATATAGAAGCAAAAGAAAAACTTGTTCATACTTTATTAGAAAGTCAAAGAGGACAAATATTTATTTCGGAACATTTATTTGGCAAACCAAAAGAAACTATTGAAGCTACTCATAATGTAAACGACTTTAATATAAAAGAAATATTTAAAATTGGAAATAAATCTGAATGAAAAGTATAATCTATTAGGAAGTGATAGTAGATATTTTGTAATAACTGGCGGCAGGGGTTCTGGGAAATCATATTCTTTGAACTCCTTTTTACTTTTGCTTACTTATGAAGTTGGTCACGTAATATTATTTACAAGATATACTTTAACATCTGCAAACGTTTCTATTATTCCAGAATTTATAGACAAGATTGAAACAGCTAATTTAAGCCACGAATTTTATATAACGAAAGACGAAATCATAAATAAAAAAACAGGGTCTAAAATCATATTTAAAGGTATTAAAACATCAAGCGGAACACAAACTGCAAACTTAAAATCATTAGCTGGTGTTACTACTTGGGTATTGGATGAAGCTGAAGAACTAACCGACGAGGGAATATTTGAAAAGATAGATTTTAGTATAAGAACAAAAGGAATACAAAATAGAGTATTATTAGTTTTAAACCCAGCAACAAAAGAGCATTTTATTTATAAGAAATTCTTTGAGGACAAAGGAATACAATCAGGTAGTAATTTAATCAAAGGCGATACTACTTATATACATACAACGTATAAAGACAATATCGAAAACCTTTCGGAATCATTTATAAATCAGATTGAAAATATAAAACTAAGGCGACCAGAAAAGTACAAACATCAAATATTAGGGGGTTGGTTAGATAAAGCTGAAGGAGTTATATTCACTAATTGGACAATAGGAAAGTACGAACAAGTTTCTAAATCTGTATTCGGTCAAGATTTTGGATTTAGTAATGATCCAACAACATTAATAGAATGTAATATAGACACTTCTAATAAACGAATTTACATTAATGAAAGGTTTTATTTGCCATCATTAACAACATCTCAAATATACAGTTTAAATAAACAACATTGTTTAGATAGTTTAATAGTTGCGGACAGTGCTGAGCCAAGATTAATTTCAGAATTACAATCGGCTGGTTTAAATATAGTACCAGCTATTAAAGGGCAAGGTTCGGTAACTTATGGAATAGCATTGCTACAAGATTATGATTTGATTGTATCGCCTGAATCAATTAATTTAATTAAAGAATTAAACAATTACAGTTGGTTAGAAAAGAAATCAAACACGCCAATAGACAATCATAACCATTTAATAGATGCTTTGCGTTATGCAGTGGGCTATCAATTAGAAAATCCAAATAAAGGAAACTATTTTATCTACTAATGACTTACGGAGAAATGATTGAACAGATAGAGCGTTATATTCGCCAAGTTAAAAACGTTGAAGTAGTTATTAATTTGCCGAGGAATATTGGCGAGATTAGAAAGATGCAAAAGATGTATATGATCGCGATTGAATATTTTAATAAAGAGCAATCATAAACGGTTGCTTTTTTTGTTTAATACAATTTCAACAAATAGTTATTATTATAAAAAATAAACAAATGAAATTAGAGATTACAATACCGACTAAACTATCTGAAATTAAATTATCGCAATATCAAGCGTTCTTAAAGATAGCAAAAGACAATGAAGATGAGCAATTCCTGCAGCATAAAATGGTGCAGATATTCTGCGGAATAGATTTAAAAGATATTGCCACGATTAAATACAAAGATGTGCAGGATATTACCAATAAGATTGGTGCGATGTTTACACAAGAAAATAAATTAATACAAAGGTTTAAACTCGGTGGTGTTGAGTTTGGGTTTATACCTAATTTAGAAGATATATCTTTTGGCGAGTATACAGATTTAGATACATATATCGTCGATTGGAATGATTATCACAAGGCTATGGCAGTATTGTATAGACCAATCAAAAAGAATGGTTTAAATGGCACGTATGAAATTGAAGAGTACAACGGATCTATAACTTATAGCGATGTAATGAAACACGCACCGCTTGATGTTTGTTTAGGTGCTACGGTTTTTTTTTACAATTTAGGCAACGCATTATTGAAAGGTACGATTCATTATTTGGAGAACAACAAGGAGGTGCAGAATATTCTACAACAGCAAACTTTGGCAAACGATGGGGATGGTATAGTTCAATCTATGCTATTGCTCAAGGAAACCTTAGAGAATTTGACAACGTTACAAGATTACCGATTAACCAGTGTTTAACCTATTTAACATTTGAAAAAGAAAAGCAACAAATCGAAGCGGATTTAATTAAAAAGCAAAATAAATGATTTCACATTATTACGAATTAACACAAGCAATTAAGACACAATTAAATAAAGATTTATTTGTGAATACTGTTACTATTGGCGATATATTTAAAGTTGATTTAAATAAACAAACTATATTCCCATTAAGCCATATTATTGTAAATTCTGCAACCTATCAAGGTTCAACTTGGATTTATAATGTTTCAATATTATGTATGGATATTGTCGATGAAAGTAAAGACCAAACAACGGATATATTTTTAGGAAACGATAATGAACAAGATGTTTTAAATACTCAGTTAATTGTAGTAAATAGATTTTTAGAAGTTTTACGACGTGGTGAAATGAGTGGAGATTATGAACTTTCAGGCACTCCATCGGTTGAATTTTTTACAGAAAGATTTGAAAATAAATTGGCGGGTGTAACAGTTACATTTGATATGGTAATAGCAAACGAGATGACTATATGTTAGAAGTCGATAAAACTATTAAAAAGTTTCGCGATTACGTTATACAACAATCAAGGAGCAATCTAACTAAGTCAAGGCATAACAATACAAAAGGTTTATATAATAGTATTAAAGGCGAAGTAGTAACGGACAAAGGCTTTTCTATTGTAGGCTTTTCAATGGATGATTACGGAATGTTTGTTGATAAAGGTGTAAAAGGTAAAACTTCAAGTTTAAAAGCTCCAAACAGTCCTTTTCAATTTGGTTCAGGTACGGGTAAAAAAGGCGGATTAACTCAAGGAATTAAAAAATGGGTA